AGCTCGGCCACGATATGGCTCTTGCCGGATCCAGTGGGCAACACCAGGCATGGGTGGCCATCGTTCTTCGACATCCAGTTGTAGAGGTCGGTGATGGCGCGTTGTTGATATGGTCTTAACATAGCGCCCCCCACTGATCTGCCATAGCATTGGCAATTCCCTGATAGGTTGCACTGCGAATCTTCCAGCGATCTTTCGACGGTGGGAGTTTCCAGATGCGCTGTTCGCGTCCATCCACAATGTCGGTAGGCATGAGTTTAGGAAGCCCCTTGAGCCAGAGGCATGTTGCTTTGGTCTCCCCATGACCAAACTGCCAAGGCTGTATGATCTGGTCGGGTTTCCTGATCTTGCTGGATATAACCGACACCGGGTTCTCGAGCGCAATGCGCGGGATAGGTGCGTCTAACAAACGTCTAACAAAATCCAGCGCCCGACCCTGCCTGCCGTCAGCAATCTTTGCGGCAAAATGTCGAGCGCCAGAAACAGCAAGATCGGTGCATGGCGGATGGGCAATCATAAGATCCCACCCATCATTGATAATGTCGAAAACATCACCTTGATAATGCGGCCCCGGTGCATCGGTCGGCAACAGATCACAAGACATAGCCTCATGGCCGCGCACCAGAAAAGCATCGCGAACGCGACCGCTATACTCACATGCCACTAAGACTTTCATGCCACCACCTCCGCACCCGGAAAGATGCCCTTAACTGCCTCCACATCCTCACCACCAACAGCGGCTGGATTGGCCAGGATCTCACGGCTCTTGTAGCCATCAGGGCCATTCAGGATCGATCTGTCGCCAATCTTCCAGGTGACATGTAACCCGTCTTCAGACCCCTCAAACGTCCACGGCACTAGATCAGGATGGATAACGTGGCTATCACATCCGCTGTGCTGATAGTTCTCCGGGATCACATCGTCCCACACAGAGCAGTGCCACGTACCGTTTTCGGTTGGTGTGACATGTGAGCATGTGCGGCAGTTGGAAAACTTGGTCGGTACCTTTTCGTGGCAAAAGCTATGAGCCGCGCACATCTTGCACTGATACCAAGTCGGATCTGTCGAGACTGGCGGAGGTAGGCGTTCAGCCAAGGCTAGAACTTTGCCACGGGCAATGTACTTCTCGCTCACTGCTTTATCGTGGTGGAGCCATTCGGTATAGATCCGGTCGTCATCCTTGCAGACTGCGTAATACAGCGCACGGTTGATGTTGGTGCCGTGCATGTAGCAGTTCATCTGGACGAAGTGAGTGAACTTGGCCTTCTCGACCCCGTTCTTAATGAGATCGTCAAAGCTCTTCTTTGAATGCGTCTTGATCTCAAGGATGGCCGTCTTGGTCGGAGCTGTGGGAAGGTTCTTCACCACCCCGTCGAGGCTACCAGAGACATGGCATCCAAAGATTACCGACCGCTGCGTATCAAACACATGCACACCAATGGCGCGCAGATCCGACACCACCCAGTCTTCTTCCTTGTGGCCACGGCGGAACAGGCGAAGAATCCGCCCAGGGAAGCCTTCCTGAATGGCCCAACGGAAGTTAAGCCACAGCCACCGATCACAATGGTGACCTAGCATCGATGCGCCCATGTGGCCGCGCGGTTGAGACGGACGGGCTTCGTGCGCCTCATCAATCATTAAGCCAATGCTATTGATTGGCTCTGGAATCTCTGCCATAGAATTGGTTCTTTCAGGGAAACTAACCCCGGCCCTTAATTGAGCCGGGGTTCTTTTTTGTCTTACTTACGCGCCCAAGGCGGAGCAGCACCAGCCACCGGAGCCGCAGCAGCCTGAGCGGCTGGAGCAGGATNGGGCGAACCTGACAGAGCCTTGAAGCCCTTGACCACATTGCGGGCTTCGTAGCCTTCCTTCTTTTCGATCTCGACCTTGATCTGAAGAGATCCGCCGATCAACTGGTCGGTGTCCTCAACCGATTTAAGGCCAATCGCCCGCATGATGTCGCCAAGCTGCTGGCGACCGATCTCTTCCGCACGGGGCGACTTGTTGCGGATGTTGAGGTTAGCAAACACCACGCGACCCTGGTGCGTCGGACCAGTGATGTCATAACGGATGGCAATCATCTTGCCGGTGCCATCCTTGGTATCACGCAGATCTGCACGGGTAATGTTGGCAGTGTAAGTACCAGCCGGGAGCGGATCAAACGAGCCACCGCCCTGCGGCATCTCATCGACATTAAAGGCTTCGCCAAGAAACGACATTACTTTTCTCCAGTAGTGATTGAAAACGAAGGGCGACCCGGTTCAGAGGTAATTGCGCCAAGCAGCGGGGTCGTAATGGCCGCGTCAGCGTTCTTCCAGACTTTGAGGTTCAGTTCAGGCTTCCACCGGAACAGGCTCGAAAGATGCTCAGTCAAACCAGCCTCAGCAGCCAGTTCTTGTAGGCGATCAGCATCGACCTTGCGATTGATACGGCCAGTGACCTTGATAACATAGCCATCCGGCTTTGCTGTCTCAGTGCCATCCAGGCTGTCTGGGATTCCAATCAGAAAGCGCATCTGATCTTCGATCTCACGGCGGCGCAATTGAGCGGCTGTCTCCGCAGCCTTAGCATCAAGCCAAGACTGAGCCAGAGCGGTTAGGAGAGGGGACATCAAAGCCCCCCACTCATTGCAGAAAACAGGCGGTCAATAATCTCGCCCTTCATCTCCTTCCCAGCCGCACCAGCCCACGCAAAGGTGGTGGTGCCATTAGGGGTGCGAAACGACACCTCAAACCCATTCTCTGGCAGTACAACGCACTGGGTGCGAGAGGCTTCGGCTACCTCTTCCCAACCTTCCTGCGCGGTGCAGGAAAGCTCGTTCCAGCTTTCGTAGGGTGAGTCCATAAACTCATAGCAGTAGGCTTCGTAAGCGATCTGACCGGGGGTGCCGGCGAAGTGAATAGAACGTGTCATGTTAACCTCCAATCTTAGAAATGATCGCACCCAGATCCGGCGCTTCCCACGAATCCAGCTTGCCCGACCGATCTTTAGCAAGCCAAAGGCCATCGCTCTCGCACATAAGAGCGCGCTGGACATTGCCTTCGCTGTCACGCTCGACACGCAACGCCAGCACCTCGTCGAAGAAGTAGGGCAGGCTCTGAGTCAGTGACTTACCTGGCATTGACGGATTGTAGAGCAGCCGGCCCATCTCATCCTGGCTCTTCTCCAGCTTGGCGCTGAAATAGACATGCTTGCCGGGAAGATCGCGGAAGCCACGGATAAGGTCGGACATCTGCTCCGACAACGCCCCGTAAGCTTGGCGAGGGTCTTTTGCGATCTTCTTTTCATAGTTGAGAACGACTTCGCCAATCTCGCTAATCGAGTCGAGCGCAATCGAATCAAACCCCTTGGCTTCGTCAGACTGCGAGGCCCAGGTAAACGCCTCAGTCAGATCCTCCATTGAGCTAATCTCAATGTAAGGAAGATCGCTGTCCTGGATCGAAAGCAGACCGCTTTCGGCAGACAGAATGATTGGATTCGGTAGGGTCTTGATAAGCGTGGTCTTACCACCACCCGCTTGACCGTAGACAACGAGCTTTACGCCGTTGTTGGACAGACCACCTGTCCGCTTTAGGTTAATAGCCATTGATTTAACTCCAAACCAGCGGTCGATCATCCGGTCGCTGGGTGGACTGAACCTGAACCCGTTCCGAAACGATGTCAACGAAAAAAATCGCTTGACCCAAAATTCGTTTCAGGGGAGGAAGACGGCCCTTTTACGGAGGTATTAATGTCTGATTTTAAGAGCGCTACTCACATGGCCTTCACCCTATCCGAATGGGGTATGGAACCTTCCACGATCCACGCCATGGTCGTTTACCAATTCGGCCATTCACCATCCATGAGCAAAATCAAGAACTTCGTTGATCATCGTAAGGAAGTGGATGAACGTCGGCGGGCGCGGATCGAAGAAAACATGAAGCCAATTGGCTCAATGGATGAGGTGTATGCACGGCGTATGAAGCTCTCCAACGAGATATTCGTCAAGGCGCTGTGGCGCGAGATCAGAACCATCCAGCGGAGGATTAAGGCACATGGGTGATTTATCTAATATCCTGGGAGGTCCATGGACACCGCCAGCCCCAGTCGAGGCCGATCCGATTGATGTGCAGTTTAAACGGGCCATGGAAGCACTGGGTGTGTCTGCACCAGAGCAGATTCACTTCGATGGTAAGATCCATCGCTTTCGCGCCAATACCAAGGGTAAGCCTGGCCACGATAAATCCGGCTGGTACGTAGCCTATGCTGATGGCATCCCGTCAGGTCGCTTTGGCTGTTGGCGGGCCGGTGTCGAGTCTTCGTTTAGGGCCGACATAGGCCGTAAGCTCACCCCAGCAGAAGAGATGGCCCAAGCGCGGCGAATGGCTGAGGCAAAGGCTGCACGGGATGCGGAGCTTGAGCGTGAGCGGGCCATTGCCTCCAACACGGTCGAGAAGATCTGGGTTCCAGCCGGCGGGGCAGATCCGGCCCATCCCTATCTCGCCAGAAAGGGAATCGGACAGCACGGCGCACGGGTGACCGGAGATGGTCGCCTGATCGTGCCTCTGTACAACGCTGATGGTGGCCTATCCTCGCTCCAGTACATCGATGCTGACGGGAACAAGCTCTACCACAGCGGCGGCCAGACAGGTGGCTGCTTTTGGATGGTCGGGACCATGGACGATCCCGGCACTCTTTACGTGGCTGAGGGCTTCGCCACAGCGGCGACGATCCATGAGGCAACCAACCGGCCCTGCATCGTGGCCTATTCAGCGTCGAATCTGGTTCCAGTCGTCGGGACACTCCGTGACCGTTACGGTACCGGGCAGGAGATCGTGATCGTCGCTGACAACGATGCCTCCGGGACTGGGCAGAAGTATGCCGATCAGGCTTCGGCTCGTTATGGCGCACGGGTAATCATTCCGCCGGTCCAAGGCGATGCTAATGATTACCAACAGGCTGGAAACGATCTGAAGGGTCTGCTTGATCCGTCGTCTGACAACACGATCCTGAAGAAGCTCAAGATCGTCTTTGCTGATCAGCTATCAAACGAATACGAAGCGCCAGACGAACTGATCGAAGGGCTGATGACAATCGGTTCCACCACAGTGGTGTATGGCGATTCCAACTCCGGTAAGACGTTCTTTGCTCTATCTATCGCCGCAGCCGTCTCCACAGGCGTTACGTGCTACGGACGGCAAGTAGATCCAGGTTTGGTCGTTTACCTTGCCTGTGAGGCTCCAGGATCGATCAGGACGAGGCTTCAGGCCATCAAGAAGTATCATGGCGTTGATCTGCCGAATATCGCTGTGGTTCCGATCCCGCTCAACTTCTACAGCGGCGAGGCTGACGCGGCAGATGTGATCTCCGCCATTAAAGCCATTGAGGAAGCTAAGGGCATTCCCGTGCGGCTGGTCATTGCCGATACGCTTGCCCGTATGTCTGCCGGTGCCAACGAGAACAGCGGTGAGGACATGGGGCCGGTCATGGCTCGTTTTGAACAGGTCTGTATCTCAACTGGCGCGGCCATGATGATCATTCACCATAACGGTAAGGATGCTGCCCGCGGTGCGCGTGGCTGGTCAGGTATCCGCGCACACATCGACACCGAGATCGAGGTGGTCGAGAAGGATGGTATTCGTTCTGCATCTATTACCAAGCAGCGTGAACTGCCATCTAAGGGTGACTCCATCTATTTCAAGCTGGAGATCGTTGAGATGGGCCTTTCCAAGTTTGGGGCAACATCTACCACCTGTGTGGCTATCCATGATCCAGATGCTGCTAAGGATGCGCCACACAAGAAGCCATCAAAGCATGATGAATATGCAAGGCTGATTGAGCGAGCTTGGTTCGATGCCGGCGCTGAGATCCGGGATGGCAAACCATACATCTCCAGGTCAGGCTTCAAGGAATTTCTGACCACCAAAATGGATTACAAGGAGGTTACCGTGAGGAACAAATTGGACTCCAGTCGCAAGGATGGCATCATCCTACCCATGATCAATTCTGACACCATAGAGGTGTATGAACACGGCTGGAGGGTCATCGATGAGGGCAAGGCTGGGGCCATGATGTTGGACATAAAACCCGTCACCTAATTTCACCTAACGTCACCTAAGGTGATCAGGTGACGAAATCCGAAAATGGGTCGATTTGATCACCTAATATCACCTAGCAGCTATAGGCTAGGTGATTAGGTGACGGCCCATTCGTGGTGGTGAATGATGGTGAACTCAATCAGAAAGGTAGAGATTATGGATAAGGTAAAAGTTGAGGGTCACACTTTCGTGAGAGACACCCAGGTTGGCGGTGACCACTATGATAAAGTAAATCATCCATCACACTATAAGCAAGGTGGAGTGGAATGTATTGAAGCGATCAGATCGGCTGTGACAACAGCACCACCAATTCAAGCTGTATTTGCTGCGAACATACTTAAATATGTGTGGCGCTATCGTGAAAAAAATGGTATTCAAGATTTGATGAAGGCGCGTTGGTATCTCGACGAACTAATCAAAGAGGTTTGTGGATATGGCAAGGATGGTTGATATATCTGGGAACAAATATGGAAACTTAACTGTAATAGAAAGGATTCCTCGCTCTGAAGGCGATAAGCATACAAAATGGAAATGTTTTTGTGTTTGCGGCGCGCAGACAATAAGTACATATATTAATTTGAAGACTGGAAACACCACATCTTGTGGCTGTAAAAGAAAGCCACATGGTGGAACTGGATCATTAACATTTTCCTCTTGGCATTCAATGATGAGAAGGTGTGTATGGAAGTCTGATGCTTATAGATACCAAGGAATTGTAAGTGTTTGTGACAGATGGAAGGATTATAAATTATTCATAGAAGATCTGGGAGAAAGGCCAAGTAGGCTACATTCATTAGATCGTATTGATAATTCAAAAGGGTATGAACCTGGAAATGTCAGATGGGCCACAGCTACTGAGCAAGCTCAAAACAAAACCAATAATAGATGGATTGTGATAAATGGAGAAAAAAAGATAATATCAGAATGGGCTAGGTATTTTGGAGTTACGGCGTCTGCACTCAGAATATATATTGCAAGGCACGGTTCTATAGACGGATATGTCGATCTTTGGCATAAGCGACAGCAGAGTAAACGTAATAACAAACTGATTGAGGTTGAATGTGAACAAGGATAAAGATGAGGTCTGTGGTACGTGCCATTGGGCTGTGGCGTCAGCCTCTGGCACCCACTACTACTGCAAGGTGAACCCGCCTGTGTTCACGCACCGGGATGAACGTGGCCACCCCAGGTTCTACAATCCCGTTTGTGGGGAAACCTCTTTCTGTTCGCTCTGGGAGGAACGAGATTGACACTAGCCCTTAAGATGGTGGAGACACCTGGGATCTGTGGTGGGGTGGCTCTCGCCCTCGTTGATGAGAACGACGATGTGCTACCCAACCAGCTTTCGACCATAACTGAGACAGGGCTGGGGGATCTCGTTACCATCAACGTCACGTTTCAGGTCGATGGGAAGAACGTAAGGATCGGGTGATGGTCGTAGCAGTCGGATTCAAAACTCCTGATGACAAGCTCCGTCGCATACTGGCGGATCTTCAGGAGCATCCGGCTATCATGCGAAAGGCCATTACCTTTGCGCTTGATGATACGGCGGAGGGGCTACGCAAGGAACAGGTGATGGAGATGCAGGTGGTGTTTGACCGCCCTCGCCTCTACACCCTCAATGCACTCTACGCAGTCAAGGCGCGTGGCGAGAACAGCATCAAGGCCGGTCTGGCGTGGAAAGAGTTTGGCGGCTCTATCCCTGCGTACAAATACATCTACCCACACGTGTATGGCGGGCCTCGTCGTCTGAAGCGCCACGAGAGGGCTCTACAGGGCAAAGGCATCCTTGAGCCAGGCCAGATGACCGCTCCGGGCAGAAACTATCCCAGAGACGACTCTGGCGACATTACAGGCGGTATCTACACCAGGATGCTTTCTGAGCTTGATGCGCTTCAGGATGGCTCTGGCGGGAAGAAGCAGTACAAGAAGAAGCGAGCCGCTGCTTCGCGATTCTTCGTCTACACACCCAAGGGTGCCTCGTTCCCAGTTGGTATCGCTGAACCTAATGGTGATGGCATCAGGGTCATGCTGCGGTTTATTGAGCCACCAAGCTACAAAAAGATCTACGATTACGTTGGGATCTCCGACGCCTATGTTTTGGCTAATTTCCCCAAACAATTGGAGCGCCAGTGGGTCAAGTGGTCCCCCCTGGGGGGTTATGGCAAAAACCCCTTTCAGTTGGCGGCGTAGTGTGGCAGGGTAGGTTCATAACAAAGGATCTAGCCATGAACGATAACGTAAATCCCATGACACCCCACCACGCTCAGTGTCTCGTTCTCCTGAACGATCTGCACGATCTGTTCGCCTGGGCGGATAAGATGGGTATCGCGATCAATTCAGATGATCCGTCGCTGAATTACGCGATGGACTTTAATTTTTGGCGCGGAGAGTTGGCTAAGGTTTTGCTGGTCGATCCGTGTGCTACCGCCGGGATGCTTGCCCGCGCCGGGGTGAAGGCTTAAAAATTTTTTTTAACAAAACATGGACGGGTAACTTTCTCACGCAATGAAATGTCGCCGCGGGGGTCGTTTGTTGCGTTGGGGCCGGTCTGTTACGTGCTGGCGCAATATTCTTGCGCATGGCCGCAACGGCATTCGTCTAGCCGCTTGTCGGCGCAACATTATTGCGCGGACGCACGAAAGCACCAATCAGACGCAACATTATTGCTCCTGATCGTCATGGCCGATTGATTGTCAGATATTGAACGGCTTAGGCGATTAGTCGCAATCCAAGCCTAGCGCGCCCCATATAATAAGGCCTAGCGGGTGAAATGTCCGTTTCCGATTAATCGGGCGCTTTTGATCGTTTTTTATTGTTAGGTCTTTTTGTCCGGTTTCGGCTAGGGAATGGGCATCGGCGGCAATCAAGCCGCTAGGCAATAGGGACTAGCCCAATGATCAAGCTTTGCGATTGCGGCGGTATCTGGAACAAGCGGATTGACGAAAATGGCAATCCTATCTGGCAATGCGGCCTTTACAGTGATCATCGCAAGCCGCGCCGCATTAAGCGCAATCGCAAGCTTGATAGTCTTTGGGCAGAATTGGGGGTCTAATATGAAAAGCGAAACAATCGCATTGATCATTGCCGGATTGTTTATCGGCATTGTGTTTGCACTAGCGTTTTAAGCTTAGTTTTAGAGGATTAGACAATGGCAAACTTTCCACGCATTTTCAGCACAGACAGCGCAAAAGCAATCAAGGCTAGCGGCTTTGGTTATCTTAACGCCATTCATTACATGGCCCCGCATTCCAGCGCCGGAGTTGGTAACCTTTGCGCGCATGCTAGCGTTCAATGCATTGCGCTTTGCCTTGGAACGCATTCCGGGCAAGCCGCTATGGTCAAAGACTTGGACAATGGCACGAATGCAACGCGCGAAAGCCGCAAGCACAAGGCGCGTCTCTTTATGGCCAATCGCGCGGCTTATATGAATGAAATGGCGCGCGCTATTGTGCGGATTGTCATTAGGGCGCGGCGGGAAAATTTGACGCCATGCATTCGGCTTAATGGTTCAACCGATATAACGTGGGAGCGGATACGCTTTGACCTAGAACCTCGCACAATTGCCAAGCTTGCGCCTATGACTGGCAAACTTAGGCGTACAAGTGGCGTTACTTTGCTGGAATTGTTCCACTGGATCCAATTCGTTGACTATACCAAAAACCCCAATCGTATGGGAAAAACCCCGGCGAATTTGCACCTAACGCTATCTTATAGCGGGGCCAATTCGCAAGCTTGCGTCGACGCGTTGCAAGCTGGCCATAACGTCGCAATGGTTTTTCATGGCGGCTTGCCAGTAAGTTTTGCAGGCTTTCCCGTTGTCGATGGGGACAAGCATGACTTGCGCCATTTGGATCCGCGCGGCGGCTTTATCATTGGGCTTTCGCCTAAGGGGACAACGGCGAAAAAAGACAAGTCCGGTTTCGTTGTCGCATGGCGCGAACAATCCGGCGCGGAATTGGAGGCGGAATGGGGTGCAATGCGCGGAATGCGGCTTGCGGCATAAGGGGAATGGGAATGGTTATCGATAACACCAAGCCCGAATGGGAAGCCCATTGCGTGACAATGGCCGGCCAGCGGATTGAATGGCGCGGCTTGCGGCATAGGCAAGCCAAGTGGCGCTATGACTTTTTGCGCGCCGGAATGCGCTGGCGTGGAATGGAATTGAAAGCTTGCGGCTATTCGCTTTGTGGCAAAGGGGAATGACAATGCTTAATCTTAAGGAATGGCGCGCCCATTGGGGGCTAACGCAAACGAAAGCCGCCGATAGCATAGGGGTTACCGAACGCCATTACAGGCGGCTCGAGACTG